AAGCCAGACAGTTTGGTTTCTTCTTCGAACGAACGCTCGGAAGTCTCGGTTTCGTAGATTTCCTTGTGTTCTTCGCCGTAGCGAGCGTACTCCAGACCGAACAGTGCGTTCAAGCCGGGGAGCAGCTCTTTCAGTAGTTGTGCACGTGAAATTGCCATGATTTAGCTCCCTTATACGCTGGCTTGACCAGTCGGGTTGAGATACGAGTGACCGCCGTTTATAGTTACCGTAGTGGTATAGACGAGCGGGCTTCCGGCAGCGGTTGTAGTCGCTGTTGGGTACGGAGCATTCCACTTGACGATGACTTCGCTGTAGTTACCAGCAGCGTTGGTGGTCTCAGGAACGAGATCAACGACACGCAATGGTAGCGACTGGTCAGTGTTCGAGCCAGAATCGTAAGCACCGATATTCGAGTTACCCGAAATGCTGGTGTTTGTCGAAGGCTGCGAAATAGCAAGGTTGTCGCCCAGAATCGAACCCGAAATCGGGGTGATCGTGGTCGAAGTAGCGCCGCCAGTTACAGCAACTTTAAACAGTTGATCAGGATCATCTGCTACATAAGCCAGAATATCCGAGGCAACCGTATTAGCTGGGTAGTAGTTGGAGAACAACTTCTGACCCGTAGCTGGGCTGGTGTAGCTGCAACCAAGGAATACACCTACGATACCCGTTGCCGAGACAGTCGTAGTGCCTGCTTCTTTGACAATAACAGCACCCGAAATACGGACGATATCGCCGTTGTAAATCGAAGTGTTGTAGTTGCTTGCAATCGGGAGTTCACGAGTTTGGCCCGCGAACACCTGACCGCCGATCAAATTGATCGGTTTTAGCCCGTAGGGGGCCGATACAGTCGGAAAAGCCATGTTTAGCTCCAAAAGTTAGATTAACTTCCTTTACCGAACGACGTAGAAGATTTCCGCTCATTAAATAGTGGCATCCTCGGGTCGTTCTGGCGCATCAGGCTGTTATCTACAGAATCCATTTGTCCTTCGGACTGTTTCTGGTAGTAGCCGTTACGCTGGTCTACCAGCTCCTGTGGAGTCTTGCAAAGTAACAACCCACCGACCTCGATGTTGTCCTTAAAGCGACTATTCGGGTCGATTAGCAGTTGAAATTTTGGTTGCTCTTCGATCTTTACAGGCTCCCAACCTTCCCGGATTTTGGCGGAAATGTTTCGTGGGTCAGCATTGTTCAAGGTCGAAACGCGAATCCATCTGTACGCGAAGCCGGGTTGCTTATCTGGTTCAGGGAGAAGCTCAGGTGGAGCCCACTGCTTGGGGCGTTCCTGCACGGCACGAGTTTCAAGTTCACGAGTAAGTCTGTTTTCAGCCATTGTTGGCCTCCATTTTCATTAGTTCACGGGCGTATTGCTCAGGGGTAATACCAAGACGCTTAATAGTGTCCAACTGCGATCTCTTTAGCACTATCTTTTTGGAGGACGTGCTACGGGTCGCAGGAGCCACGACCGTGGACGGTTTTTCTGTGCGCGAGACAGGCTTAGATTCCTGCTGCGTAGAATCTTGGAAGTAGTCCGGGAAGCGTTGACGCATGGTTCCGTCAATCTTCTGCCAATACTCGTCGGTGGACGTGTACTGATTTCCGTACTGTTTGACTAGCTTTTGGTGTAGCCCAAGTGCAAGACTAGTCATCTCCTCGTCTTGACCGAACCAAGTATTGCGCTCTTGCCACGCAACTGCCCTTGGGTCAGGACGAGCCACTGGGACTTCTGGACTACTTTGTACCTCATCCAGATCATATTGTAAAGAGGGCACGTAATCTTTTGCCTTTTGCAACTTAATCTGGGCAAAATTAAGTTTTTCTTGTGCATCTAGCAACTTATCCGTATCCCCGGCATCGTAGGCTTCTCTGTAAGCCTTCTTAGCCGCATCTACTTCCAACTCAACTGCTGACTGATAAGTCTGGAGATACGTCTTCTCCCCCTCAGAAAGCCTACCTTTGAGGTTACGGTTTTCTTCTAGTAGTCTTTTTGCTAACTCTTCTGCCGCCTGCCGCTCACGTAGCGCTGCGTCCTTCTCCCGGCGCTCGTCGTGATACACCTTTTTCATCTGCTTCAGACGGACTTTTACCTTCTCGGAGTAGTCCTCCAGATCATCCTGATCAAGCTCCTCGACGATCTGTTTAGGCAACGGTTCCCGACCACGGTCTTCTTCAGGAGTATCGTCTTCTATTTCAAATTCGATATCATCCAGCTTGGCCTCGGCGGGTTTGCCCTTCTCTTCCTTCTCGTCGGGAAACTGAAATTCTTGTTGTTCCATAATTGCTATCTCCTTTATGCGCGACGAATGCCGCGTGGGTCTTGCACAACTGCTTCCACCGTATCGTCATTGATAAGACGGAACTCTTTACCGTGAATCTTCAGGCGGGTGCCGCTGTTTGGACGGGCTAATACAAAGTCACCTTCTTTGCACCACGGCCCACTTGGGAACCGTTTCTCGTCCTTATAGCAATCCGGTCCTACCTTTACGACAAAGAACACAGTTGCCAGCACTTCTTCAAACTGCTTGGTTTGATCCGCCTTGAGAAGTCCGCTATCAAACGCATCCTCAATCTCCGGTAGTGCTACCAATATGTGGTATCCGGCAGGCTCAGGAAGTTGTTTAGCTTTCTCTTCTTCAGTCTGTGGTACTTCACCGCTTTCTGTAGCGATTAGTATTTCACTCATCGTCGTGACGCTCCATTTGGTCTGCAAGGTCTAAGATAAAGCCTTCTGCGATGGATAGACCCCGAATCTCCCCGCATATTGCGCGATACTCTGCGAAATCTTTCATTGTGCCCTCGCTTACGGCATGAGCAAGCTGGGCTTGTTTCTCGTTAATACGTTCTTTGACGATTGCCAGTGTCTTGTCCACTGATTACTCCTTTGGTCTGAGAGTTATGGGCGTTCAACTTCCCTACGATCTTTGGTTGCTTGCAAGCCAAGCCGAACTCCTTCGGCCTCCATCTTGGAATCAAGTTCTTGTTGCGCCTGAGTAGTCTTAGCGGCTACCTGTAAGCCCGCGACTAGCTGCTGTGCATTGATACGCTCGCGCTCCAACTCCAATCTCTGGGCGTCAATAGCGGCGTCGATCTGTAATTTCTGCTCCTTGATGCCGACCTCGCGCTCTTTGAGTTCGAGTTCTTTCTGTTGCATCTGAACGATTGGATCCTGCGCGGCTTGTTGAGCCTGCTGTTGTGCAGCTTCTGCCTGATCCTTCTGTAGCAACTTGTCTGCTGCCATCGCCATCATGCGGCTAATCTCAACCTCCATCTCTTCTGGGATGGTGTCCCCTTCTTCGTAGTTAGGAATGTCAATAGGCACACCCAACTGTTCCTCGATCTGCTTGCGATACTCGAACGCAACGTGCTCGGCGATATGCGCTTGCATTGCTGCCATAATTGTTGAAGCTTGCGGGTTCTGCCCAACGATCTGCCCGATCTTTGGATCTTGCATAGCCGCCATGTGTACACGGATATGGGCTTCATGGTCCTGATACAAGAACGCCTTGACCGGCTTCATGTTCAGAACTGCCATGTTCTCCGACACCGGATCTTTTGGTTTCTGATCTTCTGCAGCAGGGACAAGCTTGTGGATGTTCTTAATACCCAAGACCTCCAACATCTGCTTGTTCAGCTCAACCATGTCGTAGATCTGCGGGTTCTGCTGTGCCATCTGCATGACCGCTTGATACTGCACAACCTTCTGGCTCATGGTTGCAGCGTTTGGATCTGACACAGGGATCACGTCCACCATCTCGTAGTCTTGCTGACGTGCGCGACGGCTACCTTCAACTGGCTCGTAGCTATACTCGGTCGGAGCGTAAGCCGCGATGATGTTTTTCAGAAGCTTGAACTCCTGCTTCATTGCAAAGTGAATGCGAGCCTGAACAGCCGACATCACTTTTAGCTGACGCTCCAACAGTGCCAACGTCGTTCCAACAGGGGCTTGCGCCGACATGTCAGAGACTTTGAGGTCAGCAGCAGCCGCAAAGCGCCGACCTTCATCCACGATCTGGTCCATCAACTGCTTCAAGACCAGCGACGGCTCCTTGTATGGGAGCATCATGATGTTGTCGCGAATAGTCCCCGACGCCACATCCACATCACGGAACTCGCCCGGAGCGATAGGTGTATCGTCTCCTTTAGTGCGCATGCCTTTGGTTTTGAGACCGCCCGGCAAGTTAGACAGCGTGCCCGAGTCAACCAACTGACGCAGGATAGAAGTGCCGCTCTTGGCGTACGCCCCGATCAGATGAATCAGGCCGAAGTAGTAGAAGCCAAAGCCGGGGATGTAGCCATAGTGGACAAAGTGGGTGCGCTTTTGTTTCGTGTCGTCATCCGGCTCGTAGTTGCGGCGAATAGCTAAGACGGTACCGGTACCCTTCTCGATGGTGACGATGTAAGGCAGTGCTACACCATCCTCGCTCTCATACCCCGGCAGATCTAGGTCAACCTGCATCTCAAGCAGCTTGTAGCGGTCGTCAGTTGTAGCGCGGAAACCCATCTTTTCCGCGATCTTCTTCTCTACATCATCTAGTGTATTGGTGGGGGTACCAAGGTCAACATCACGGTAGAAGCCGCCCACCATGAG